TATTTCTACTTCGGTTGGCTCTATTTTGTATTTTATNCCGTCATGCTCTCTCATTTTCCATCCTAGTTTTATTCACCTNAGCCCTGCGCTTCGGTATGNNTGTTATTATACGCCAACTACTTGGCATGTCAACACTTAATTGACATTATTTTTATTAATAGCTATATTTAATCTATTGATTGTGGATAACATATTCTTATCCACAGAATTTGTGGATAACTATGATCAGCTTAGAGCAATATTTACAGGATTTACGCAAACGTTTAGACGATACGCGTATATGGCTGGACGAGATTAAGGCTAAATATGGCATCGTCTGATTCGCGCCGTTGTCCAACCTGTATCGGCTCAGGTGAAATATTTGGTGGTGGTTTTATGATGAAGGACTGTCCTTTGTGTGATGGTCTTGGCAAAATATATGATAAGCCGGTTGACAGTGTTAAGCCGACACAGGTGGTAATCGATAGACGTAGCAAAAGCTATAAAGAATCGATTGCTAAAATAATGGCTTCGGAAGATATCTCCCGCGATGATGCGGTGAAGATATTTGATGAAGAGTATGCAAAAATATAGGTGCGTCAATGGCAGCTGGTCGACCTACTAAATATACTGATGATTTAGCTAAACTTATTTGCTCGAGAGTCGCAACCAATCCTGTAGGTCTAGAAACCTTAGTAACTCTTTATAATGATATGCCAGAACCTTCAACAATAAAGGCTTGGCGTCATCAATATCCTCAGTTTTCGGCTTGGTATTTAGAGGCCAAATCGTTTCAATCACAAATTCTTGTCGAAGATATAGACGGTATGATCGATTGTGGTATACGTTATATTGTTGACGACAAAGGCCAGGAAAGAATAGATCCGCCTTCCGCTAGTTTGCTTATTGCGAAGATTAATAATCGTAAATGGACGGCTGCTCGTTTGGCTCCTAAAATATATGGCGATAAACAGATCATTGAACAAACTACATCCGAGAATGAGCAATTGAAAGCTGAACTGGCTGAACTTCGCGCTAAACTTGCTGAAAAGGCTAAGAGTGAGTATTGATTTAGAAAAGGAACAACTTGCCGCAATTCTTAAAGGTTCACTTCTTGAATTTACTAAAACGTTTTATCCGTTACTTACAGGGCGTGAATTAATAATCTCTAAGCCAGCAGGTAGAGAGCCGCATATAATCACGATATGTCGTGCATTGACAAGAGTTGCCCGGATGGAGATACCAAGTAATCGCTTAGTTATTTCAGTACCTCCTGGGCATGGAAAAAGCACAATGATGATTATGTGGGTTGCTTGGACTCTTGCAAGTTATCCTGATTCAAAATATCTATATATAAGTTATTCATCTTCTCTCGCTGCTAAACACACTGAGACCATTAAGCGCGTAATATCATTGGCGCATTATAGATATTTGTTTGATGTTGCTATTCGACATGACTCAAGAGGAAAGGAGTTCTTTCAAACTACAGCTGGTGGCGCAGTCGCTGCCTTTGGATCTAGCGGAAGCATCGTCGGTACGGACGGAGGTCTGCCAGGACTTGATAGATTTTCGGGTGCTGTAATACTAGATGACATGTTAAAAGTTGATGAAGCACATTCAGAAACTATTAGAAATTCTATTATTAGTAACTATCGAGAAACAATACAACAACGCGCACGTGGTATTAATGTGCCATTTGTTTCTATAGGCCAACGTGTTCATGAAGCAGATTTATCAGCTTATTTATTGTCCGGTGATGATGGGTACGAATGGGAACATGTTAAGCTTCAATCTATCGACGAAGCGGGAAATGCACTTTATCCAGAGGCCTTTCCGCTTGAAATGTTGCGAATCAAACAGGAGAGAGATCCTTATGTATTCTCAAGCCAAATGCAACAAGAGCCTGTGCCAGCAGGTGGCGCATTATTCAAACCTGAATGGTTTGCTTTACTCGACTTCGAGCCTCAAATATTGCAAACATTTATCACTGCTGATACTGCGGAAACCGATAAATCTTACAACGATGCCACAGTGTTTAGTTTTTGGGGTGTGTACGAGATTGAAACCATGGGTAGAAAGACCGGCGAATATGGATTGCATTGGATAGATTGCGCTGAACTTCGAATAGAACCAAAAGACTTGCGTGATGCATTCTTAGACTTTTGGCAAGACTGCATGATTCACAAAGTACCGCCATTGCTCGCAGCAATTGAAAAGAAATCAACAGGCGTGACACTATTATCAGTCATTAAGGAAATGCGCGGTATTCAAGTTAGAGACATTGAACGCAATCGTTCATCTGGTAGCAAAACCGCACGATTCTTACAGTGTCAGCCTCATGTCGCTGCTCGAAAAATATCCTTCACAGCTGGTGCAAGACATGTTGATATGTGCATCAAACATATGACTAAAATTACAGCAAATGATACACATAAATTCGATGATGTTTGCGATACAGCCGCAGACGCTATCAAGATGGCTCTTATTGACAAAACTTTAATTCACACTACACTTAATAAAACAGATTATAATCAAATAGCTCGTAGTCTCACCCATCAACATAATAAAGTCGGTAAACTACGGGATTCTGCATACAAACGTTGAGGGCATACGCAGTGAAGCCAGTCGCCGACCGTTATCAATCCGCATTACCTCGCATAAAAGCGTCTGTTCGCCAAGCCCACGATTACTTCAAAGAAAACTTCGATAGATACAACGAATTCACAAGATTCGTTTGTGAGTCCAATCTTACAGGCGACGAAGTCACATTGTTACAGACCATGGGTAGACCGCAATTAGAATTCAATACATTGGCCAGCCGTGTAGCTAGATTACTCGGTGAATTCAGCAAGCAAGAGCCGGATATCATGGTAACGGCTGACGATCAAGATAAGGTTGATGTCATTACACTGAAAGTAGTTGAACAACATCTTCGTCACGTTCTGCTTGATATCGATAATCATCATACCCGTTACAATGTAATGAAAGACTTATTGGTAGGCGGATTTAGTGTGTTAAAAGTTTACACGGACTACGCTTCTTCTATGTCTATGGATCAAGTCATAAAATTCGATCGAGCCGAACCTACTTTGTGTGTATTCGATAAACTCGCACGTTTCCCACACAAGGGCGATGGCATGTTTTGCGCTGAACTTTTCCCCAAAAGCAAGGAAGAATTCGAGGCCGAATATCCTGATGTTTCACTAGCGACTGTTTCATTCAAAAGAAACTTTGCTGGTTTCCAATGGTCATATATCAATGATAACTCTGAAATACTTTTAGTTGCCGATTACTACGAAAAGAAAAAAACAGAAAAAACTATCGTGCAAGTTCGTGACGGCAAAGTCATGACTAAAGAAGAATATAATAAGATGGTATCAGAATGGAATGATATAACAGTGCCTCCATCATTAATTGGCAAGCCTCGCAAAACCATGATTGACAAAATAGTTCGCTATCGAGTCATAGAAAACCAGGTATTAGAATATGAGGAAACTGATTATGATATGTTGCCTTTGGTTTTTGTCGACGGTTCTTCTTCTATGGTTCGCACTCCAAAAAATGGAAATATTAAACAAGTGTGCTTGCCTTATGTTTATCACGCAAAAGGTGCACAAAGGCTTAAAAACTTTGCAGGAATTGCTCTGGCAAATGAAATTGAAAATCAAGTACAGCACAAAGTTATGGTCGCTAAAGAGGCACTTCCAAAAGAAGAAGGCTGGTTAGAAGCTTACAAAGATGTACAAAAAGCTAGTAACTACGTGTTTAATGCGTTTTACGAAGAAAATCCTGATCAAGCAATACCTAATCCAATTCGTGAAGTTCAACGTGTTCCAGCACCTCCTGAAATAGTTCAAGCCTTTACGGGCGCGGACAGCCTCATGGAGCAAATCTTGGGAAGTTATGATGCTAGTCTCGGTATTAATAATAACCAGTTATCTGGCGTTGCAATTGTGGAGGGCGCCACTCAGTCTAACTCAGCGGCTATGCCTTATGTCGTGGGATTTATGCAAGGTCTTCAACGAGCGTCTCAGATTTATGTTGACCTTCTTCCTAAGTATTATACTACACCTCGTACCATTCCGATTATGGACGAAGAGGGAAAACGCAACTTTGTAAAGATTAATCAAGATCAGGGCCTACCTTTTGACTTTGATACGGATGCATTAAATGTTGTGGTCAAAGCTGGAGCAAGCTTCCAAGTACAAAAAGCTCGTACTATCGGCATGATTAAAGAAGTCATGCAAATGAGTCCGCAAGTGGCAGAGTTCATTGGTACTAAAGGCATTAACTTCGTCCTTGATAACGTTGAAGGTCGTGGCGTTGAGCAATTGAAACAATCTGTTGATGAATTCCAGCAAGAACAAGAGAAAATGAAACAAGCAGCCATGCAAGCCCAGCAACAAGAACAACAAAACAATCCTGTCATGATGAAAATGCATGTTGATATGGAAAAACTGAAAATGGAAGCCGAGAAGAATCAGGCTCAATTTGAAGTTGATATGCAAAAGATTGAAGCTGAAAAACTTAAGGTTCATGCACAGGTGAAGATGAACGAGACAAGTTCTAGCGTTGGCCTTGTGAAGGCTATGACCGAGAAGTTCGCGAAACAGACAGATTTACGCATTAAAGAATTAGATATGCATCATAGGCACGAACATGATCATATGAAGTTGATACATGAAATTCATAAAAGCGAAAAGGAGGCAAGACATGGCAAAACCAACGTGGAATGATATTTGTAACGAAAAACCAAGCGAACTTATGAAACATTACAAGCTAGATGAAAAAGCAATGGGTCGCGTTGTACGTGATCACAGCAATGATATTAAATGTCCTGCTGAACGTAGAAAATTTTATAGTGAAGTGTATGATAATAAGAGGAAGTCATAATGCCATTAATCAAAGGCCCTAAGGCCAAGACCAAAAAAGGTTTTTCAACTAACGTTAAACGTGAAATGGAAGCTGGAAAGAAGCAATCTCAAGCTGTAGCAATAGCCTACTCAGAAGCTAGAAATAAAAAGAAAAAGTGATATAATGAAACAAGCGCAAGCAATAGAGTTTCATTATGAAGAAAAGAAACGGTGTGGTTTTAGAATGTAAGGCATGTAATAAAGAATTTTATGTGCCTCTATATAGGAAAGATACAGCCAAGTTTTGCAGTTTAGAATGTCAGAATCATAAACAATATGATAAATACATTTTTAATTGCGTCACTTGTTGGAAAGAAGTAGAAACTTCACCTTCTCGGCGAGATTATCGAAAAAAGTTTTGCTCGCATAATTGCCGGAATGTTAATCGACTTAATGCTGTAGAACGCAGAGCTTTGAGTCGATCGTTAACAAAGCTTAAAAGAGGATCACATAGTAGTCGTGGTTTAAGAAAATATGTTTTTTTGCATAAAGATAAAGTGTGTGATGTATGCAACTATTCCGAATATGATTTTTGTTTAGACTTGCATCACAAAGACAATGATCCGTTAAACAATGAACTAGATAATATTGCAGTGCTATGCTGTATGTGTCACAAGAAATTACATAAAGGTATTATTACATTATAGGGAAATAATCATGGCTAAAGAAATGAAAAAAGAGAAAAAGAAAGAAAAGCACATGGATAAAAAAGAAGACATGAAAATGTTAAAAAAAGAAGTTAAAAAAGGATGTATGAAGAAATGAATGTAAAAGATACTTTAGACGAAATGGCAAAAGCAATGGCCGAGGCTCTAACTATCATTCATGAGCGTATAGAACGCATTGAAAAATGGATGATTTTACACGACAAACCTAAACAGGAGTTAAGCGATGAAACATGAAATGATAGATAACAGAATGGTTCACAGTACGCGTCAAAAAGGTATAGAGCGCGTATTGCAACGAAAAGAAGATCGCAACGACGTTGAAGGACATCATGGCAAAATGGGCATGAAAGGTTGTAGCGAATCTAACTGGAAACGCTCTGGTGGTTCATTAACTCCACGTAAAGCATAACAAAAGGACGACTAATCATGTCAGCAAATATATTCCAACTTCCAACCCAAGTGCCCGGCATGGTTGGTGTTTTACCTAATCCAAAATTCATGGTTACAGGCGATAATTTGGCAACCGTTACAACAGCTGGTTATTTGAATCAAGTAAGCCTTGAGTCTAATCCAGTCGCTGCAACTGATGTTATTCAATGTTTATATTCATTTAATCTTGCGACTCAAATCGGTACTTATGGTGTTTTTTCCGTATCAATTAGCAATGGTGTAATTACACTTGCTTTAGAAGGTTCAGCAGGCGAAGTAACGTTGCCAACTACAGCCAATCACATTGCTACCTATACTAACGTATCAGGGGGTCTTAGCGAAGATGCTGCAACTGCTATCAATGGTGGAAACATTCAAGCTGGCTTGTCTGGTACGGCTGGTACATTAGCAAGTTTTCCTGGAACAGCTGCTAAAGGATCATTGAAAGTAGTTGCAGTTGCTAACTCTGGAAATACTGCTACAACTATAAGTAATGCTGCAATGGGTCAAGCATCTGTTGTATCAATACCTGATCCAGGTGCTTCAACTGCTAATTTCTTATTGGATACTGGAACTGGTGCAACTGCCACGATTACTAAAATTAGTACTGGCGCGACTCCTGTTCCATTAGTTGATCCTGGCTCTTGCACAATAACAGCTGCTGCCGGCGCTAGTAATACTGCGACCATAACCATTCAATTAAAAGATGGATCTGGAACTAACCTTGCAAGAAGCCTTGCATTTAAAGTATATGCCTCATCTACTGCTGACGGATTAACACTTGCGTCCGCTGCAAGCACAGGGTTTTCAGTTGCTTCAGGCGGTTTAAGTTTAAATAATAGCGCTGCTATAACAACCCAAATATCATGTATGTCAAGCGCTTCTGGTGCATGCGTATTAAGTTTGTTAGATACCGCAAAACAAACAAGTTATTTGGTGTTAGTTCTTCCAAATGGAAATAAAATTTCTGCGCAATTAACTTCTGGAAGTTATGGCTAATAATTAAAAACCCGCGCTATACAATTAGCGCGGGTTTTACTTTAAATTTGTTTCATGTATACTAATTTTGTAAAGGTTAACCAGAATACGTAGACTCGTGACGAATAGCGAGGCATTTAACCGTGATGGGGTTAATAATCCGAGACTCATGCGAACGTGAGGCGTTTACCGTAGCGGGGCTTAATAGCTGGAGAGTGTTTAGATGGAAGGTGAAGTTTTAGGTCAAAGCGCGGAAACATCTGCGCCAGTAAATGCGCCTGTTGAATCAGTTCAACAAGAGCGTACTTTTAAGCAATCAGAAGTTAATGATTTGATTAAGCGTGTAAAGCATGAGGAATCACAAAAGAGAGAAAGACTCTATAACGAACAACCTCAATATGCAGCTGAAAAGTATGGCTCACAACCTGCTAATCAAAATATGCCAGAATCAGATCTTCGACGTATTGCAGCCGAAGAAGCCCAGAAAATACGAGACCAAGAGAAGTCTGAATGGCAAAGTAGATCTGAGCAAGATAACGCGCAGCGTATCGTTAAAAACTTTTGGGATAAAATTGCTACTGGTAAAGACAAGTACGAAGACTTTGAAAAAGTTACTGGTGACATTGAGCTTTCAAGATTCCCCAATGTGGTTCAGCTTTTAGCCGAACATATTGATAACTCATCTGATGTATTGTATGAGTTGGGAAAAGACAGGCTCAAGATGGCGCAGTTAGAACAATTATCTTATATGAGTCCACGCGATGCGATGGTACAAGCCAAGCGTTTAGCGGATTCGATAAAAGATAATGAAGCTGCTGGCAGAACTAGAACCCCTAATGCACCACTAAGTCAACAACGCCCTTCTAACGTCGGAACGGAAGCAGGTAGCGCGTTGTCTATGCGAGATTTAAAGGCTAAATATAAAGGATAAGCCTTCCTGTATTCCGAACTATTTTCACAATCCTAGTTTGGAGCACAATCATGGCAGTTTTTCCTACAAATATTTTACAACAAGTCCAAACCTATCAACGGTCTGGTCTTGCTCTTCTACAAAACTTATGTTGTCATATAAGTACAGCTAACACTAAATTTAAAGAGTTTGACAAAATTCAAGCTAACCTTGGTTCTACGGTTACATTTGATTTGCCTCCACGTGCTGTTACTACACAAGGTTTGGTTGCATCTTTTCAAGCAGCTGATCAACGTGTATTGCAATTGGTAGCCGACCAAGCGAACAACAGTTCATTCGCAGTTACTTCACAACAACGTATCTTCAACTTAGAAAAAGGTGAAGAAGATTACATGCGTGTGTTTGGTAAGTCATTCATTGCTGAATTGGCTACTCAAGTTGAAGGAAATTTAGCATTAAACTGGGCTTCTGCTGTTAAATCACAGCTTCCAGGTGGCACGTTAAATACTTTCTCTGGCCCTTATAGATTCTTCGGTAACGGTTCAACTGCGCTTACTTCTTATCAACAATTGGCTCAATCAATCATGTTCTTCAAGAACTATGGTTCAGTTGCTGAAGGAATCGGGGTTTATTTGCCTGATACCGTTGTACCTGCAATCGTTGGTAACGGCTTGAACCAATTCGTACCACATCGTAACGATGATATCGCTATGAGTTGGGAGATTGGGGACTTCGGTACTCCATTAGTTAAATACTATCAATCAAACTTGATGCCAATTCATGTATCTGGTAACACTGGTGTGAATGCACAAACATTGACGGTTGTTAGTGTTAACGATCCCTCAGGTCAAAACGTAACGCAAATTACGGTTTCAGGGGCCAGTGTAAGTGACGCCAATGCCGTGTTTTCTGGCGATATGTTCCAGTTTGCTGACGGTGTTTCTGGGCAACCAAATATGCGTTATTTGACGTTTATTGGTCATTTCCCTTCGGCTAATCCTGTGCAATTCCGTGCTACAGCAAATGCTGCTGCTAATAGCTCAGGAAATGTGACCTTAACAATCACACCTGCATTGAATTGGGCTGGTGGTAATACACAAAACTTGAATAATCCAATTGCAGCTGGAATGCAGCTTTTAACTTTCCCAAGCCATCGTTGCGGCGGTATTTTGGGTGGTGAAGCATTCTATCTTGCAATGCCTCAATTGCCTGAACAATCACCATACGACACAGCTAACGAGTATGATGAAGACACTGGTTGCTCATTGCGTTTGACATACGGCTCTCTGTTCGGTCAAAACCAAACCGGTATGATCTATGACGAAGTTCATGGCTCTGTGCTCGTTCCCGAGTACACAATGCGCTATATGATACCATTGTCACAAGGTTAATTTAGGCGGCGGGGAAACCCGCCAACATCTACTTATTTGAGGAAATTAAAATGAGTGCAATTCAAAACGATCCAATTTATTTACTACCTTCGCTTTATATCGTAGGTTTAAATATATCCGTTGCATCGACAACAGTCCTTGGCATTGCCCCCGGCATGTGTCGTGATGCTGGTAATGCGATAGATATGGAAGTAGGTTACCAAAATCTACAAGCAGTAACATTGCCTGCAACACAATTTGATGGGTATATTCCAGGTCTTTTAATCAACTCAGCAATTAACGGTGCTGGTGGTTTAGATGCGGGTAGCTTGGGTGCTAGTCTTCAATATGCTGTTTATTTGATTGGTGACTCAAGAGGATATAATCCTGTTGCTGGTATCATGACATTAACAAGCAATCCGTTGCCTTTAATGCCATTAGGTTACGATTCATATCGTCTAATTGGCTTTATTGAAACTGATGGCTCTAGTCACTTTGTCTATGCAACCCACAAACCACAAAACATGGTTGGTGCGCTTGAATATATCAATCAGCCTCCAATTTCTGTTTTGTCTGGTGGTACTGCAACAACATTTACAGCGATTGACTTAACAGCAAGTAGTGCTGTTCCAACAACAACACTACCCAACGTAATTGTAACGCTGTTGGTTACTTTTATTCCCGCTGCTGCTGGGGACGTTGTTACTTTCAGACCTACAGGACAAACAAGTGGTGCTTACTGGACGATAACAGGTATTGCTGCTGGTATTGCTCAATCGCAATATCTAGTAATGATTGCGGGTGTAGGTTCGTCTAAACCTGAGATTGATTACTTGGTTACATCAGGAAGTGATGCCGTATCAGTATCAGTTGTTACATGGACAGGCGTGTCTAACACTGCTTACCCAGCTCTAGTATAATCTCAACCAGGAGTGAATTATGGCTTACACAGCTCAAGACCTAGTAACTCGCTCCTGGTATCTTTCAGGCATTGTAGCTCGAAATTTACAAATCCCAACTGGTGATCAGATAAATGACGGTCTACAAATGCTTAACAATTTGTTGGACTTTAAACAGATTGAAACAGACTTAATTCCTTACTGGACATATTTTTCAATAACCGCAATTCCCAATCAAGAATATTATTTTCTTCCTAACATAGCCGCTCTTGAATCCATGACATTTAATTTGGGCGTTGTTAGGTATCCAATGGAAACGGTTAGCAGAACCAATTATTATGGCTCTGCGCGAGTCGATAATATATCGACACTACCTTTCAGCTGGAATTATAATCGTGGACAAGGCGGTGGTAATCTAGCTCTTTATTTCAAGCCAGATCAAAACTACCCACTTAAGATGATGGGCAAAGTTTTTCTAACCGATGTAAACCTTTCAACTGATTTGACCAACGCTTTCACAGGAATATCTTCTGGATATATTTCTAGTTTTGCATTGTCTTATGGTGGAAGCGGTTATACCTCTGTACCAACTGTTACCATAACAGGTTCTGCTACAGGTGATAATGCAACGGCTGTCGCGAGTGTAAGTAATGGCGTTATAACTGCAATTAATCTTGTTTCACCAGGAAGCTTTTATACTACTGGCAGTGCAACGATTACGATAACACCACCACCAGTTGGCGGCACGGCTCCTATTGCAACAGCAAACGTGTCAGCATTTACTTTTCCAGAATCAAGCAATCAGGGCTATGACCGCTCATATTTGGAATACTTAAGATATGCTCTTGCAAGCATGATGTGTTCGGAATATGGGATAATGTTTAATACTGAATCCGCGAAAATATTACAGAAATATGAACGCAAATTGATGTTTGAAGAACCGCCTGATTTATCGCTTAAAAAGCTAAGTATTTTACAGAGTGGTGATCAAGTCGGGTTTAACTATGGGGATATAAATCTGGGTCACGGGTGGAGGCCGTAGGTCATGGATGGCGACCATAGTTGTAACCAGATCAATTATTATTTATAATACCTTTCTGATTAATTAGAAGGGTAAGAAATGAGTGAAATAGTAAAGACATGCTCTAAGCATGGCGAATTAACAATCGAGTTTGCATATTTTAAAAAAAGCAATGGCAAATATTATTGTCGTCATTGTCTACGCGAGACAGAAGCAAGAAGACCTAAAAGAAAATATGAAGGAGCGTTTGCAGAATATCACAGAGAGCATGCTAGACAATGGAGACAGAAAAATTCAGATTATGTTAATGAAAAGATACGTGAAGACAGATTGATTAATCCTGAAAAATATAGAGAATGGGAAAGAGAACAAAGAAATAAAGATGTTGAAAAAAGTCGATATCGAGACGTATTAAAGAAACATAAAATTAGCGCTGATGATTATAATGAATTGGTTCTTTCTCAAAATAATCTCTGCAAAATATGTGGAAAAGAAGAGACTAAAAAATCCAGAACAAAAGGTGAGATTTGTAGATTGGCATTAGATCACAATCATGACACTGGAAAAATCAGAGGCTTGTTGTGCCATCACTGCAATGCAGCAATTGGTCACCTCAAAGAAGATATTCAATTGTTTCATAATGCGATAGAGTATTTAAAAGAACACCTACAAGGCGACTAAATGCTAAATTACGGCGATGGAGTGAAGGAAGTAGAAATCAACGTTGTTGGTAGCTCGATATTTGGTCGTTATCCAAAAATAAGCACAGAACGCACGATTAACATGTTTGAAAGTGATGGGTTTCTTGTTCCTTACGCTGGTTATGAGGTAGCTCTGTCTTATTCAATGTTTGGTGGTGGCACACAAGGTCGCGCCATATTTACCAGTACTAAACTTGATGTTTTGGTAGTTGTAATTGGCTCTGGTGTTTTTCTGGTTACTGTTACCTACGATCAAACTAATCAAAACGTTATTGCCTCGTCTGTCATTCAGATTGGAACATTAGAAACTGTTGAAGGTACAGTTTACATTACTGAAAATAATAAGCCTCAAATTTTAATATCAGATGGCGCTAAACTTTATGTTTATGACCCATCCTATACAGGCCATGTATTCAGTACTCCAAAAATAAATTTTACGCCAGGATACATATCATTTCATGATAATTATTTTCTTTGTGCAGCGTCAAATGATTACACTGATGGAGAGCAACCTGTAGCTAATAATACTTGGAGATTATCAGAATCAAATGAAGGTTCTGATATTGGCGGTGCAGGCACTGGTTGGCCAAGTACTGCTGCATACGTAGGTTCCCTTGAAACTAAACCAGATAATACGCAAGCAATTGTGAGATTTCCGTCAAAAGGCAATATGATTCTAGTTATGGGTCGCATAGTAACCGAAGCTTGGTTTGATGTAGGCGCCCAGTTGTTTCCGTATCAACGCAACAATCAGTTCAATATCGATTACGGATGTTTATCACCAGCAACCGTTGCCTACATGGATGAGGTTGTTGTATGGCTCGGACAAAATGAAAAGTCAGGCCCAATTATCCTTTTAACGACCGGTGGCGAACCTGAAAAGATTACAACCGACGGTATAGACTATCTTTTTGCGCAACTACAAAATCCACAAGATTCAGAGGCGTTTCTTTATCGTCAAGATGGGCACTTGTTCTATCACATCAATTTTTACAGTGACAATCTTTCATTGTTCTATGATATCAGTACGAAAAAATTCTATAACGCTTGTGACCAAAACTTTAATTATTTTATAGCTAGCGATGTAGCTTTTTATGATAACCAATATTATTTCATATCACGCAACAATGGAAACATGTTCGCGTTTGACACTATTTTTACAACATTTCAGGATTATGATAAATCATCTCCAACACCTGTTTTGCGAACGTACATTATTCCACGGGTTAGAATATGTAAAAATATCCGATCAGCAAAGCAGGATTATTTTCGATTAATTGACATTGGGTTTACTATTGAATCAGGAGAAACGGACTATCAAGTTCAATCATCTGGTGATGTGGGGTTGGTTACACAAGATAATTTCTTTCTTGTAACGCAAGATGGATATTATCTAGTCTTGCAAGAGGGAAGCGGGCTAATAAATACAACGCCTGCGGTAGATTTGTCGTTGTCTTACGATGGTGGGGCCGTTTTTGGAAATCAAGTACGCTATGAATTGCCTGCTATTGGTGTGAGGAAGAATCGACTGCTTTGGTGGCAAGGTGGTGTTTCAAATGACATCGTTCCACAATTCACATTTTGGGGAATTGGTCGATTTGTGGTAACTCAGGGCGTTGCACATATCAGGGAATAAAATGGCAAACAGCAGAATGCAATCACTCTTTCCTGACGTACCAAGGGAAAGTCCAGCAGTACAAAAAGACGGAAATTTCACCCATTTATGGGAATTGTATTTCGGTGAATTGTCTCAATCGCTACAAAGTAATTATAAAAATGAAGGTATAATATTCCCTCCATTGTCAGCCGCAAATATGACAACCATACAAAATTTATACACGTCATATGTCGGCGGCACATATGACGCATTAACATTTAAACTTCCAGATATCAGCGGTCAAACAGTTTTTGACACTACAACCTACAATAGCAATCAATTTGTAGTTGCTCAGAACAATGCGGGAAATGTAACGCTTGCTGAATGGGTTCCATTCCAGATGACAATTGTTAACGCTGGAACTCCAGTGGCCACATTAGCAGGTGTTTTAAACTGGATGTGTTATGACACTGTTAACGGAGCATTATATATCTGCACGACCGCAGGAGCTGCTGGAACGGCTGTATGGACGCAGTTAACTTCAGGAAGTGGAGGCGGCGTCAGTAGTGTATCTGGAACAGCGCATCGTATTACATCTACTGGTGGTGCAAACCCCGTTATTGATATCGCTTCTGATTATGTTGGTCAAGGCTCCATCACAACACTTGGAACTATAGCAACAGGAACCTGGCAAGGAAGCGTCGTTGGGCCGACTTATGGTGGAACAGGTGTCAATAATGGAAGCAATACGCTAACTTTAGGTGGAAGCCTCGCAACAAGTGGCGCATTTGCCAGTACTTTTACAATGACTGCACCTACATCCGTAACATTCCCAACAAGCGGAACATTGGCGACAACCAGTCAATTACCTACGCCATCAGCATTAACCAAATCGGATGATACCAACGTTACTTTAACATTAGGTGGCTCGCCAACTGTTGCATTACTTGCCGCTACATCTTTAACACTCGGATGGACAGGAACACTGTCTGGCGCAAGAGGGGGCACTGGAGTTGCTAATACAGGTTTAACCATTAATCTTGGCAGCGCAACGAGTGGATAT